GCCGGAGGCGAGGGAGAGCAGGGACCCGCTCAAGTCCGCCCAGGTAGACGCCTCGGACTTCGGGCATGGCCTGTGCTCCTGGAACGACATAGCGGAGCGGAACAACAGGGACCAGGTTGACGAGCTTTGGGCCAACCAGCATATCTACCTGACCCCCAACGGCCCTGTCCCGCTGGAGAGCCTGGACGATGCCGAGAGCGGGGACTTCCGCCCTGCGCCGGCCATATCTGCGGACAAGCCCCCCGTCCCGCCCCCCGTTTCCGGCCCTTCCCCAAAAGGGCAGGGGGGGGTGGCAAAGCGGGGCAGGCCACGCCTCCAGCCAGGAAGCCTCACAAGGAACTCCCAGATAGCGGCGGCGCAGCTTGAGCTTGCGCTCCGCACGGCCTTCCAGAAGGCGAAGGGGCAGGCGCTCGGGAACTGCGCTGTCCTCTTCGAGGTCAAGAAGGCGGACGACGGCGGCATCCTGGGGAGGGCAGACTATTGGAACAGGATAGCAAGGCAGCTCCAGGACGCTGTCCCCGAGGCCTCTGCTGCACTGGAGCAGGCAGCCCTGTCCGGCGTGGGGCAGGCATCCCTGCTCCTCGACATGGACGAGGACAGCCTGGTAGGCCCTGCCAACGACCAGGCGGCAGCCTGGGCCAGGGACAGGGCGGCAGAGCTGGTCGGCATGAAAAGGCTTCCTGACGGTACGCTAGTGAACAACCCCGATGCCAAGTGGAATATCCTGGAGACTACCCGTGAGAGGCTGAACAGCATCGTCGAGGAGTCCCTCAAGACTGCCACCAGCCCCGAGGAGCTTCAGTCCTCTGTCAAGGCAGCCCTGGAGGAGGGCGAGGCGGGGATATTCTCAGACGCCCGTGCTGCCCTTATAGCCAAGACAGAGGTAGGCCGGGCACAGATGGGTGCGTCCCTGGGCTTCTGGGAGAGGTCCGGCGTGGTCAAGAGGATAGCGTGGGAGGCCATCGGGCCCGACCCCTGCGACGAGTGCCTGATGAACGACGGGGAAGAGGTCAACCTGGGGGATGCCTTCCCGTCAGGGGCCAAGTCCACGCTCGAATCACACCCAGATTGCAACTGCGCTGTCTATGTAGTGGAGACTGAGGCAGCCTAGATGGACACCCCCAATCCCCCGCTGAGCGTGCTTGTCCTCGACGGGGACAGGAACAAGGCCCTGGCAAGGGAGCTGTGGGCGCAGGCGGAGGCTTTCGATGGCAAAGTGCAGGTAATCTGCGCCTACGGCGGGAAGTTTTCCTCCCAGCGGAAGGACCTTCTACAGGCGGCGGAAGGCAGGTACATCGTATTTGTGAAGGACGGCGCTTTGGTTGACGACGGCTATGTGGAGTCCCTGATGGCCCGTATATTCTGCCCCGATGTCCTCCTTCCGGCGGATACCGCCCCGGTTCCGCCCAGGGTCCGGGATATAGTGGCATCGGACGGCTCGCACCGCTTCGTTCCTGGGGACTGGAATCATGTGTAGCCCCCGCCTGGCAGGAAAGGCAATACCGCTTTCTTTAGTATAGCGGGAAAGCCTCCTGCCGGGCACAGGCTTCGCCATAGTCTCCTCAACCCCCGGCAGGAGGGCCGCTAGCCAGATATGGACTACGACAAGAGCATATTCGTCCCGCTCCAGAAGTACGACCCCTTCCAGGGGATAGCGGTGGGGTATGCCGCCACCCAGGCCAGGGATGCCGATGGCGAGCGGATGCACTACGAGAGGTCCAAGCCCCAGTTCTCCTCCTGGAGCGAGCGGGTCTTCAAGGCCAGCCAGGGGAAGAACCTCGGCAACGTGCGGGAGATGCACAACCCCCACACCTCGGCCGGCAAGCTTACGGACCTGACGTTCGACGACGTGAACCAGGGGGTCTTCGTCACCGCCAAGATAATCGACCCCATTGCGAAGCAGAAGATGTACGAGGGCCTCTATACGGGGTTCTCTATCGGCGGGAAGTATGCGGACAGGTGGGTGGAGAAGGGGGAGAAGTGGTACATCCCCCGGCTGGCCGAGATAAGCATCGTGGACCTGGCCAACAACCCGGAGTCCGATTTCCAGATGGTCAAGCAGGATGGCAGCACGGAGCTGAGGAAGTTTGCCGGAAAGGGCACCGAGGAGCCGATACTGCTGGGGAAGGCAGAAATGGACAGGTTTTGCGGCAAGTGCGGCAAGGAGCTGGCGGACGGCAAGTGCGCCTCCTGTGCGGGGGAGCCCGGGGAGAAGTGCGGAGGCTGCGGCAAGGCCCTCGTGGACGGCAAGTGCGCCTCCTGCGGCAAGGCTGCCAAGGAGGCCGTGGATGGCACGCCAGGAAAGGATTCCGTGGAGAAGGGGGTACGCTACCTTGTCCCCCCGGACCACCTCCCCGTGACCGACGAGGGCGGAAGTCCCAGCCATTCTCATATGGGGGCCGCCTGGGCTGCGCTGCACGGCGGGTACAGGGGCAACAAGTATGAGGGCCCGGACAAGGATAAGGCCATAGCCTCCCTGAGGCGTCTCTATGAGCAGGAGGGCATGGAAGTGCCGTCCGCTGAGAAGCTTGCCGCCTCCGAGGGGCTGTGGAAGACCCTCTCCTCCCTGGAGGAAGGGGATGTTTCTGGAATACCGAATGCTTTAGATGAGCTGGAAAGACTAGCCGGAGGACTCGCTATGGAGAAGGACGTAACGCTTGACAAGGCTGCTCGCAAGAGCATCCACGAGAAGATTGCGAAGCTGAGGGAGCATGTCGATGCCCACCACGAGCGCCACCTGGCGTTCCACAAGGGCGTCCATTCCCATCTCGACGGCATCGCCAAGGTAATCGGCGGTGGCCCTGAGAGCACCCAGGACGACAAGGGATTCGAGCCCACCCCGGCCAATCCCGAGTCCGCTGCCCCGGCCGCCAAGGAAGTGAAGGCCGAGGACGTGGCCAAGATGGTCCGGGACGGAATCGCCGAGGGCCTCAAGGCCATCGTCAAGGGCATCTCCGGCCCTGGAGACCGTGGGACGGCACAGCCGTTCGCCAAGTCCGCCGTGACCAAGGAGGCGGATACCAAGGACAGCAAGACAGAGCCCGTCGAGCTTGCCAAGGCCGACTACGTGAACGCTATGGCAGCCCCCCAGTCTGCGGCTGCAGCCAAGGTCCTGGCGGAGCAGGCGAAGTCCTGGCAGCCCTATACCCCGGCAAGGCTCCTGCGGACATGGTATGCGACGAGGAAGGCTGAGTAAGTAGGCCTCTGCAAGCAATGATGTTAGGCCCCTAGCCAGGGGCACAAGGAGAATTATTATGGCATTTGAGAACACTGAAATCGCAGGGCTTATCGCCGAGATACAGAACTTGTCGAAGGCGAACGCCAACTCCATCACTACCGGGAGCGGGCTGAACTTCCTGCCCCTGGAGGCGGAGGCACGCAACACCTACAGTGTCTTCCACAGGGTCCTGGACCTCATCCCCCGTGTGACCCCCACCGAGCTGGGGCACGAGATTGGCGGCCTCCAGACGACCTGGGACCAGATTATCACGCCTGGCACCAACGTGCTGCCGTCCATCGCCGAGGGCAGCCGGTCGCAGTACATCAACATCCCCACCCGCAGGACCAGTGCCAACTATGTCACCCTGGGCACGGATGCCAGCGTGACCTTCGAGGCGCAGTCGGCAGGCGTCGGCCACAACGACAACCTGGGCACCGCCCGGCTTGCCAGCCTGAACGTCCTCCTGAACCTTGAGGAGAGGATGGCCATCTTCGGCAACTCCGGCACCGGCTACAGCGGCCAGAACGGGTTTACCCTGACCACCGCCCAGCCTCCGGCACCGGGCATCGCCCTTGCCAGCAGCGGCTCGATGGGCTACGTCAAGACCGTGTCCGTCGTCGTCGTTCCCCTGACCGGATGGGGCATCTATAATGCTCTGACGTTCGGGGCAGGGAAGGGAATCGTCCAGACGGTATCCTACACCTCCGTGGACGGCACCGCACTGGTCAACCAGGGGGGCACGGGCATCCCGTCCGCACAGTCCGCTGTGGTAAGCACCTCCTCGGACCATCAGTCCGTTACCGTCACCGTGCAGCCTATCCCTGGCGCATTCGGGTATGCATGCTACGTGGACAGCGACGACGCCAGCAGCTCCCCGCCCGTCCCCACCGACTGCTACTTCCAGGGCGTCTACCCGACCAGCACCTTCACTGTCACCACGCTTCCCAACAAGGCCACTGCACAGAAGCTCAGTGCCCTGGGCGACAGCCTCGACCACAGCGCCAACCCGCCTGTCCCCGGCACCACCACGGGGGACTTCGACGGGCTCGCCACCTGGGCCGCTGGCTCGCTCGCCACTACCACCCCTGCCTATGTCGTTGACGCCGCAGGCGCAATCCTGCACGCTGACGGCAGCGGCGGCGTCGTGGAGCTGGAGACGGCCATCGCCACCCAGTGGAAACTGTTCCAGACCACCCCGGATATTGCGCTTATCAGCTCCGATATCATGCCTCCGTTCCAGAACAGGATGCAGACATCGCCCAGCGGCTCCGGGAGCACCCTCTGGACCCGTAGCGGCGACCCCAATTCCCCCTCGGCTGGCGGCTCGCTAATCGAGAACTACAAGTGCAAGTTCTCGGCGTATGGCACCGCCAAGGTCATCCCTCTGGTCACCGTGCCCTGGCTGCCCTTCGGGACCATCATGGCACCGACATTCACCAACCCTTATCCGGCGGCCGGCAATACCATCCCGGCTAACGCCAGGATGATGTGCCGTGAGCCGTACTACGCACTCCGGTACCCCTACGTCACCAGGCTGCACTCGCAGGGTGTCTACGTTGAGGAGACACTGGAGGTCTACGTCCCGTGGGCCAACATCGTCATCACGAGCGTAGGGGTTGCTTAGCGTCCTTGTGAATGAAGAAGTTTGACGAAAGACCCTTAGGGCCTTGGGCCGACAAATAGGCCCGGGGCCCTGATTTTTTTTGAGGAGTAACCATGCAACCAGCAGCGTACCAGAAGGGTCTTGACCCAATCATAGTGAGCGAAGGCACGTCCGATGCCGGGAAGCTCGTCCGGCTCGGGCCGGACGGCGTTTTCGACCAGTCTGTGGTTCCCATTGGTTCGACGGGCTACAGCGGGTATACAGGCTACACCGGCTATACCGGTCCTATCGGGCCCGGTGGAACTGGCTACACTGGTTACACTGGCTACACTGGATACACAGGTAGGACGGGCTATACAGGCTACACTGGTCCCAACATCACAGGATACACTGGTTATACGGGCTACACAGGTCCCGGAGGGACAGGCTACACAGGATACACTGGTTATACGGGCTACACAGGTCCCAGAGGGACAGGCTATACAGGATACACTGGGTACACTGGGCCGGGCTTCACGGACTTCACTGGCTATACGGGGGGGATGAAGCTGGTCGGGTACGGCCAGACCAGCGTGCTCGGCTCCCCATACTGGGTGGCACTGTACAACTAGAGCCTACTGTCCTGAAGGCAGCATCGACAGGGAGCGGGCCTCATCCAGCAGCCGCTTGGAGGAGCAGGAAAGGCAAGGGAAAATAAAAGCCATGCTACAAGAAACCCCGTTCCGAGTCCTAGTGAACCTGGTCGAGAACGTGAGCTGGAGGGAGGTAGCGGGCATCGCCATCGCCCTGGCGGGCATGGTTTCCGTGGCCTCTGTCCAGGCGTACAGGTTCTTCTTCGGCATCTCCGTGACCGAGAACCATGTGGAGGTCCTCGCCACCAACTGTATCCCCCACATAAGGGCCACCCTTGCCAACATCGACAAGAACATCGCCAAGATGTCGGGCGGAGAGATAGTGGACAACACCGCCCTCGACCAGTCCTTGGAAGCCAGGAAGGGGGAGTAGTGACCAGCCTATTCGAGCCCTCGGACCTTATGCAGTGGAGTCAGGTGGGGCAGCAGTCCGCCCCCCCGGAGAACCTGGTAAGCACCGTGGAGGAGATTGTCTCAGGAGTCAGTTCTTTTGTCTACTGGGCCACCGGCAGGGCGGACGGCTACTTCACCGGCGGGGATACCTACACCGAGGTCCGGGACGGCAACGGCTCGCACAAGATGTACGTCCTGAACGGCCCGATAGACACCACGAAGCTGTCCGAGGTCTCCGTGATGGTGGATGCCAGGGGCATCCCCCAGTCCTCCGGCTGCGGGAGCGGGGGATGGTTCGTCGAGCAGGGTGGCAGCAGCATAGCCCTCCGCCCTGGCGGTGGCATATACCTACAGGGGCAGTCCCCCTGGTGGGGGAGGCCGTTCAGGTTCTCGCACGGCATCGGGAACGTAAGCCTGGCCTACCCTGGCGGCTACAGCGAGGTCCCCGAGGACCTCTTCCTGGGCTGCCTGGCGGCCGGGACAGTCCTCCTGAACAGGAGATTGCGTGAAGACGAGGGCGGACGTGCTACGCCTCAGACTGGTTCGGTAACCTCTTATAGGTCCTGGGCATACCCCCCGGCCTTCAGGCTGATGCTCCAGAACTACAAGCGCACATCCTGCTGGGCGGGCTAGCATGCAGGTAACCATCAGGAATGCGGAGGCTGTCAAGGCGAGGCTGGAGAAAGGCATAGACAAGGCCCTCATCGTCCTTAAGAGGCGGGTAGATGTTGCAAGTGCCGAGCTTCAGGGGAGGATAGTGGCTGGCCTGGCGGCCGGCACCTATGGCATCCACTCCCGGCACGGCATGTCCGGCCTGGCTGGCTCCGTACAGGTCATCCCCGCCGGGATAGAGGGCACTACAGTAAGGGGCGGGGTACACGGCGCAGGGGGTACTTCCTGGTACGGAATCGTCCACGAGAAGGGGGGCCTCTCCAGCTACGACATATCCCCCGTGGACAGGAAGGCCCTGGCATGGCTGGCCTTTGGCACGCCAGCGAAGGTTGCCAAGCACCAGAGGAGCTTCGGGTTTACCAAGGACATGATAGTCGTGGCGCATGTCACCCACCCCCCGCTCAGGCAGCGAAGGTGGATGGGGGGGCCGACGGACGAGCTGAGGGCACGCATCATGGACATCGTGGGCGGCCCGATAGTCTCGGAGAGCTTTGCATTCGGAGGATAAGATGATAGTCGAAATCGTGGTAGGCATCGTTTTGATGGCAGGGGGCTTTGCCCTTGGCCGCATAAAGAATTTCAAGAAGCTGGCAGCCATCAAGGCCGACCTTGAACAAGCCGAGAAGACGGCGGATTCCGAGATGGGAAAGCTCATCTCCATCCTGAAGAAGAAACTGTGACCGGAGGATAGATGATTCTGCCCCGCTCCAAGGTTGACGACGCCCTGATGGCGGTGATGAAGAACGCCTACAAGTGGCAGTATGCCTCCAAGCACCTCCAGCACTGGTCCCAGGTGGCCCTCCAGCCCGCCGTGTTCGTCAGGAGGGTGGACGAGGACATCAGCCAGAAGGCATACGGTGCCAACAAGTATGTCCTTTTGTACGAGATATGGGTATACGTCCAGGTGGACTGGCAGAATCCTGATGCCGACATATACGGCCAGACCATCAACCCCATCCTGGATGCCATCGACAACGCCATGGACGCCGGGAGGCTGCCGGACGGCAGGAATATCCTCGGCACCCCTGGGATAGACAACGCCAGGATAAGCGGCAAGGCCGACATTGCTGACGGGAGCACGGACGGGCAGGCCCTCATGGTCGTCCCGGTCCAGGTCTTCGTCGGCGGAAGTTAGATACCAAATCCTATATTGAGAGGTACTTCGCATGAGCACAACGAACACCCAGACTGACACCCTTTGGTTCGGGGCAGGCTATGTCTACGGCCTGGCAACGAGCGGGGGGACATCGGGCACGCCGGTATCACTTATCCAGCCGGGCAACTTCGCCACGGTGCAGGAGGCAAGCGTTGACATCGCCGTGACCATCAAGGAGCTGCGGGGGTCCACCGAGGACCCTGAGGACACCCGCTCGGCGAGCCGCAAGATTACGGGCAAGATTACCACCGGGCGCATCAACCTCAGCCAGCTCAACGACTTCGTGTTCGGCGAGGGCCTCACCGCAGGCTCCGTCGCCACGATGAGCTTCGAGGCGCACAATGCCGGAGCCGCCTCTCCCCCGACAGCGACCCTGGTCGTCACTCCCCCCGCTGGCGGGGTGTTCCTGATGGACTTGGGCGTCTGGTACGCCGGGACGAGGAACCAGTTTCAGGCGGTATCGACCACCCCGGCCGCCGCAGGGACCTACAAGTGCGCCGCCGCCACCGTCACCTACACCTTCTACTCCTCGGACGAGGGAACGGCAATCCTGGTCAGCTACCGCTACACGACCACGACCGGCAACACGCTGACTGTCACCAACCAAATCATGGGCAATGCCATCCGGCCGGTGTTCGTGGCCTACCTCACGAACCCGACGCAGGGCGACAACGAGCTTGTCCTGTACCAGTGCAGGGTGTCCAAGATTGCCATGCCCCTCAAGCGGGAAGAATACTGCATCCTGGAGCTGGACTTCCAGGCGTTCGCAAACGCCTCGGGGCAAGTACTCACATTTTTGTCCAGCGTATAAGTCCTGATGGGGTGTACGACCCCTGGGGACGCCAGTCCCCAGGGGGCTATCCTCATCCCTCCACCTGGCACCCAGTTCGGGGCAGGAACAACCCAAACCCAAAACCGAACGAGGAGACCTATGTCCTTTACAAGGAAGAAGAAGGTAGAGCTTGATGGCGTAGCCATCACGGTGGCACCCCTGACCTGCGGCCAGGCGGATAATTTCCTCTCTGTCCAGGCCGAGTGCCTTGCCGCCCAGCCCCCTGATATGAAGAGGCTTGAGCGGGAATACTATGCCTTCGTCTGCGATGGGTACAACAATGCCAACCCAGACGACAAGATGACGGTAGAGCGGCTGAAGGCAGAGCTGGACAAGGTTATGATTAACGAGCTTCTCAAGGAAATCAAGAGCATGAGCGGGCTGGCGGACAAACAGGGGGAAACGATAGCCCCTTAGAGATGGCCGACCTGAGGGGCCTGGTAACTACGGTCACGGGGTGGACGTTGTCCGAGTTCGACGCCCAGCCCCTCCCGGCGGTCTTCGAGCTGCTTGAATACTTCAGCGAGAACCCGCCCACGCACTTGATACAGGCAGCCAAGGCGGGGCTGGGAAGGAGGAGGAGGGTGAGGAAGGAGCTTGACAGGCCAGTGGGGCAGAAGCGCAAGGCGGAGAGCCTCAAGCCGGTGGACCCCAATTTCGAGAAGACCCTGCCCGACTGGGTGCAGAAGGCAAGGGAGCTTGAGCGCCAGAGGATAAGGAATGGCTGACGAGAACCAGATAATCGTATCTATTGTCGGCGATATCTCGGGCCTGAAGGTCTCAATCGCCGAGGCCAACACCACGATAGATGCCCTGAGGGGCCAGGTCTCCGGCCTGACCTCCAAGCTGGACACCCTGACCCCCTCCGTTACTGGGGCGGCAGCAGGGGTGTCGAGGCTGGAGAATACCGCTGCCATGGCCACAGGAAAGCTGGTGGGCATGGAGAGCGGTATAGGGATGCTCGGGGGCCAGCTCGGAAGGCTTGCCTCCGCAGCGGGCATAGCCGGTCCCTTCCTGCTTGCCATGATTCCCCTGGCAGCCCTTGCCGGGGGCCTCATCCTCTACGACAAGTGGCAGGAGCACCTGCTTGCCCTCTCCAGGGACCAGGCAGAGGTCAACCTGGTGCTCGGCAAGCAGGGCGACGAGCTGCTGGTCCTGGACGAGCGGTACGCAGGAATCACCGGCGGCTCCATGGCCCAGTATGCCAGGGAGCTGGCGGACATCAGGCTCAAGACCCTGGACCTCAGCCCCGCCCTGTCCGTGATAGACAAGCTGCTGGAGCAGCAGGAGGGGCGCTGGACCAGGATGGCCTCGGGCGTCCTTGTCTACCTTGCCAACCTTGCCCTGGTGCCCGCCAAGTTCCTCGGGATTGTCCCCGAGTCCACCCCCGCCACCGCAACCTACAGCTCGAAGGACGCCGAGAAGTTCATGGCGGACGTGCAGGAGGGCATAACCGCCAGCACGGACAAGAGCGTGGCCCTGGGCGTCGCCATGGACGTCACCAAGGCAAAGCTCAAGGAGCTGGACGACCTGGAGGCCAAGGGGACCTACACCAAGGAGCTTGAGGACAGCAGGGCGGCCCTCGCCCGCTTCTACGAGTACCTCAAGGACCAGGCAAAGAAGAGCGCCGACGAGCAGAGGAACATCCAGGCGGAGGCGCACAAGAAGGGCATCGAGGAGCAGATAAGGGGCGACGAGGCATACGCCGTCTCCCTGGCGAAGAGCAGGGAGGAGGCTGCGACCCCGGCGACCGTGGGCACTGTCTCACAGGCGTGGGCGGCCAGGAATGCCGCCATAGAGGGGGCGAAGGAGGAGAGGGACGCCAGGCTCAAGGCCAACGAGGACATGCTGGCGGACGGCCTGGAGAGCCAGCAGGCATACGAGAACAAGCGGACGGCGATAAACGATGCCTACGTGGACAGGGAGTACAAGGCCGGGGAGGAGCTACAGAAGAGGCTCAGGGAGATTAGGGACAAGGGTCTTGAGGAGGACCTGAAGCAGGAGAATGCCACTGTAGACGCCACGATAGGGGCCTGGACGAGGGGGGCGGAGAAGAAGGCCGAGGAGGCTGCCAAGGGCATCGCCGCACGTGGAAGGACGGAGGAGACGGCCACCACAGGTGCGGCAAGGACGGTCCAGGTGGAGGCCCAGGTGGGGCTGGTCAGCAGGCTCTCCGAGCAGCAGCAGCTCCTCGCTATCTATACCAAGGCGAAGGCGGACGAGGAAGCAAGGGTCACGGCCGGGATAGCGGTCGAGATTGAGCTACAGAAGGAGCTTGCTGCCATAGGCAAGGGTCCCGGTACCGTCGAGTATGGGACGAGCGTCAGCAGGATGGCGGAGATGAAGGAACAGCTTGCTGCCATAACTGCCGGGCAGGACAGGTACAGCACCTCCATCCGTGATACCAACCTTAAACTTCAGGAGATGCATATGACCTGGGGGAAGGTCGGGCAGACAATGAAGGCTGAGGCCCAGGATGAAATCGCTAAGCTCAAGAACATGAGGGACCACTTCGACCTCCTGGACAAGACCATGGCGAGCGGAATCTCCCAGTGGGTGGTAGGCCAGAAGACGCTTGCCCAGGCGATGCGAGAGGTAGCATCGGCGATTGTCCAGCAGATAGTGCAAGAGGTAATCCTGATAGGGCTGAGGGAGATTGAGAGCCACCTGCCTGGGATGGGAGACCAGAAGAAGAAGGACCAGCAGATGGTAGGCGAGAAGGCCGGGCTGGCGGCGGCAGCGGAGTTCGCCTCCGTGATGGTCGCCGAGCCCTTCCCGCTGAACGTGGCATTGGCCCCGGCGATGGCAGCAGCGGCCTATGCGGAGGCGATGGCCTTTGGCAGCTTCCAGAAGGGCGGCATCCACCCCGGCACAGGCCTCTACATGGGGCACGCCCAGGAGATGACCCTGCCTGCCCATCTCAGCACCTTTATCCAGCGTGCTGCCGCCCATGAGGGCGGTGTCGGGGGAGGGACCAATATCTATGGCGGAATACACTATGCCCCGGTCATTAGCGAGCCCTTCAATCCGCAGAAGCACGGCACGGAGATGGTGAGCTTCCTGAAGTCCAAAATCTCTAGGATGGGGGTGGCCTAGATGCTAGTCTTCCCCTTGTTTGTTACACGGCAAATGTCCTATTCGTGGCCTGTAAAACGGACTCCGAGGTTCAAGACCATAGTCCAGACCCCTGCCTCGGGCAGGGGAGAGGTGCGTATCCCGCTGATGCTCTTCCCCCTGTGGGACTTCCAGTACGACCTGAGCTATATCATCGGGGACGCCACCCAGTCCAACTCCGCCTGGCAGGTGTTCGTCAACTTCTTCATGGCGGTGCAGGGGGCCGGTCAAGACTGGTTATGGCTTGACCCCTACGACAACTCCGTCACCAGCCAGGCCATAGGGACGACCAATGGTAGCAGCAGCCAGGTCTTGACCATGTACCGTACCCTGGTCACCCCTGGCGGGGCCAGGGACCTCGTCCAGAACTTCCAGGGCACCCCCACCATCAAGGTGGGGAGCACTACCCTGACCTCAGGCCAGTTCGCCATCGACCAGTACGGGAACCTTACCTGGGCAGGCGGCTACAGCCCCGGCTCGGGGCAGGCGGTCACGTGGACGGGGGGATTCTACTTCCGCTGCCACTTCGAGGCAGACTCCCTGGAGGGCCTGGAGGAGCAGCTTCTCCAGGTATGGCAGTGCCAGGAGGTGAAGTTCAGCAGCCACCTGCTGTAGGGAGACCATGCCGAAGACCATCACAACCGAGCTACAAGCCTTCCTCCTCGGGAACGAGACGTTTGGCCGGGCCGACCTTATCTCTATCGCCATCTCCAACGGCACCATCCTGAACGTGGTGTACGGCACCAACACGGACATCACCTACAACGGGACAACCTACTACGCCAGCAGGTGGGGGGCATGGGAGCGGGGGGCGTTCACCAACTCCGCCGAGTACAGGCCGAGCGCCAGCAGCATGGACCTGACGGCCCTGTGGCAGGAGGCCACGGCAAGCTTCCCCAATACCACCGCTACCTTCATGCAGGCGATGGCAGCAGGGGTGTTCAACGGGGCGGTGGTGACCATCCAGACTGCCTACTGGCCGGGCGGCACGGACCCCAACGGCAATATCGTAGGCACTATGATGCTGAACGTGGGGCAGGTAGGGAACGTGAAGAAGACAGGGCGCAGCAAGGCGGTCTTCGAGCTGTTCGACATGACCTACATGCTGAACCGCCCCCTCCCCCCTTACCAGATACAGTCTAGCTGCCGCCACACCCTGTTCAGCCCCGGCTGCGGCCTGCTCCAGGCCAACTGGCAGAGCACTGCCGTCCCGCTCGATGCTGCAAGCACCCAGCTATGGCTTAGCCTGGACCTCCCGCCGAGGTACAGCGGCCACGGGTACAGCAAGGGGAACACCATCCTGGCGGGCGGCATCCCCTACATGTGCAGCCAGCAGGGGACCACGGCGTCCAGCGTCCCCTCGCTGCCGAGCAAGCGGTACTCCACGGCCGCAGACAGGACAGTCGTCTGGACCTGCATGGCCAATGCCTACACCCTGGGCTTCGTGACCTTTGCCAGCGGGCAGAACACGGGCTTCAGCGGCAGCGTCAAGACGATGGCGGTAAGCAGCGGCCTGGTGCAGCTCCAGCTTATCAGGCCCATGCCTTTCGCCGTGGCAGCAGGGGACACCGTGCTGCTGGTGCCGGGGTGCGACAAGACCATGGCCACGTGCGGCCTGTACGGGAACCAAATCCACTACGGGGGATGCCCGTTTGTCCCCAACCCGGAGCAGGCGGTGTAGCAATGACGGAGGCAGAGACCAGGGAGGCGATAGTCAGGGAGGCCATCGGGTGGATAGGGACCCCCTTTGTGGGCAGGTCGGCACTGAAGGGGTATGGCTGCGACTGCGCAGGGCTCCCCCTGCGGGTCTATCAGGCCGTGGGCCTTATTCCCAAGGACCTGGAGCTTCCCTTCTATTCCATCCAGCAGCTCACGGACAGGAGGAGGGAGGACACGACCTACCTGGACCTGGTCCTGAGGCTGGCGAAGCGGGAGGTTCCCGAGGCCGGGGCCAGGCCTGGGGACCTCGTGCTCTGGAGGCTCGTGCATAGCTGGACGCACGGGGGGATTATCGTGAAATGGCCATCGTATGTAATCCATTCCGTGGAGGGCAGGGGGGCAGTCGGCTCCCACGGGACAAAGGAGGGCTTCCTGCTGAACCGCCTCAGACGGTTCTTCACGCTGATAGGATAGGCTATGTCGCTCTTTGGATCAGGCTATAAGCAGACCCCGACAACCCTCTACAACGGCCTGAGGACAAACCAGGCCATCCTGGGCACCACCCTGCCCGTCCTCATCGGGCAGCAAAGGCTGTCGTGGATGTTGCTGTGGTACGGGGACTTCACCTCGGCCAAGGCGCAGGGCGCCAGCAAGAAGGCGGGCGGAGCCTCGTCCTATGTCTACTCCGCCGCCGTGGTCGGGGCCTTATGCATGGGGCCGTGCCAGGGCTTCCTGGGGGTCTGGGACTCCACCGGCCGCTACGCCGTGGACTCGAACTCCGAGGTCACCACGGCAGGCAGCAGCCCCTATACCCCCGTAAACTACCCCCAGTTCGCCCAGGATATCGGCGTGTCTGTGGCAAGCCTCTACAACGTCACTGCCAATGACTACGGCTCTCCCGGCCCGGCGACGCTAAGCGGTACCCAGCAGGTGCCCCTGGTCTATACCGCCAGCAACCCGCCCGGTCCAGGGCAGTACACCATCAACTCCTCGGGCCAGTATGTCTTCAACTCTGCCCAGTACGGCAACGCCGTCACTGTCAGCTATGCGTCCTACCGTTACATCATCCAGGAGAACGAGCTGGCCATCGTACCCCTCAACTCCCCCTACCAGGTCACCGTCCAGTACCAGTCGCAGTTCAACTCCGACAACGGGGTAGGATACTACCCCGGCGGCCCGGCAATGACAGCGGTGGGCGGAACGCCCACTGTGGCAGGCACCTACAGCTACAACAATGGAAACTACCTGTTCGCCGCCGCCGACGCCGGCCAGGGAATCTCCATCTTCTACAGCTACAAGGACACCAACACCGACGCCAACGCCCCGAACATGATTAACCTCACCTTCCTCAACGGGGCGAGGGGGCAGGAGCCATGGTCCTACCTGTCAAGCAAGCACCCTGGCGAGGACCTGGGCTACTCTGACATAGCCTGCGTGGCGTCGAGCGGCATCTATATGGGCTCAGCGCCCCAGCTCCCCCAGTACAACTTCGAGGTGGTGGGGCCGTTGGCCTTCGGGGGCGGCATCGTGGATGCCTCTCCTGCCGACGCCATAGGCGCAGTCCTGACCTCGGACGTGTTCGGCATAGGGTTTCCGGGTGCGTATATCGACCCCAGCCTGGCAGGGGACTCGAACAACTCCTCCGCCAAGTCCTACTGGGCGGCCAACAGCTTCTTCATCTCCCAGATATTGCAGAACCAGGACAGCGCCATGAGCGTCCTGGGCGAGTGGCTGGAGGCTGGGCAGTGCTACATCTCATGGGACGAGGGGAAGCTGAAGTTCATCCCCCTGGGCGACACCACGGCAGTGGCCAACGGCTACACCTACACCCCCCCTACCCAGCCCGTCATAGACCTGGACGACAACGACTTCGTGGCGGACAAGGAGGACCCCGTCACTATCGAGCAGACGCCCTGGCAGAGCAGGTGGAACAGGATAGGAATCAGGTGGTCCGTAAGGGAGAACGCCTACAACGAGGACACCTATCCCCTCCAGGACGATGCCTCGGTGCAGCAGTACGGCCTCCAGACGGAAGACCCCAAGGACTACCAGTTCATAACGACCTACCCGGCAGCCCAGTGGGCCGCCGCCATGCGGCTGCAAAGGCTGTCGGCAATCTACACCAAGTACAGCTTCACCCTAAAGTCCAACTTTGCCTTCCTCTCGCCCGGCGACATCGTTACCATCACCGATGGCCTGCTCGGAACCGCCGGGACCATGTTCGGAAGGACTGGCGTCCGCATCACCCAGATGACGGACGACCCGGAGAAAGGCATCACCATCGAGGCGGAGCAGTTCCCCTGGGGCGTAGGTACCGCCATCCTCCAGAACGCCCAGGCCCAGCTCCCCAGCTCTACCTTGGACGCTGCCTATTCCGCCCCGGACGAGACCGAGGTACTGGCCGTCCAGGTGCCCGCCGCAGCCTCCCTCCAGCAGTCGAACATGCTGTATATCTTCGCCTGCGGCACCGGCTCGAACTGGGGGGGGTGCGACCTGTGGTACAGCTATGACAACACCACCTTTAGCTGGCTCGCCAAGATAGAGGTGCCGGGCAGGATTGGCACGCTGGTGACGGCCCTTCCTGCCACTGCCGACCCCGACACCACAGACACCCTGACGGTGCAGATGGCCAGCCCGGACGCCACCCTCGCCTCCGTCTCCGAGTCCAACGCCGACGAACTGGAGACGCTCAGCGCCCTGATAGGCACCTCCGGCCTGGAGCTGGTAAGCTATGCCAACGTCAGCCTGACGGGCCTCCAGACCTACAGCCTGTCCTACCTGCGCAGGGGGCAGTACGGGACACCGGTCAAGAGCTTTGCCATCGGGAGCGACTTCGTGCGCCTGGACGAGGCCAGCTACCAGGAGCAGTACGCCCAGATGTACGTGGGCAAGACCATCTACCTGAAGGCCACCAGCTTCAACTCCTACGGGAACACCGAGCAGTCCATCGCCGACGTGGAGTCCCTGGCAGTGGCGTTGACGGGCACGCCGGGGGCGTTCAACCTGGAGACCGGGGCATCGAACGTCAACGTCTTCACCGGCCCGTGGAGCAACATCACGCCATACTTGGCGGGCAACGAGTGTACCTATCTTGGCGACTACTGGCTGTGCGTTGCCGAGAACACCAACTCCCCCCCTGCCCTGACCAACACCAACTGGCAGCTCGTGGGGAGCGGCTCGCAGTTCATGGGGGCATGGGACAACAGCACAGACTATGCGGTGGGCGAAGAGATTACCTACAACGGCGACCTCTACATCGCCATCGCCGACAACAGCAACGCTGAGCCTGACACGCATGCCTCAGACTGGCAGCAGCTAGGGGGAGGGCTCTCGTTCTCCGGCGCATGGGCCCCCTCTACTGCCTACGCCATCGGCGTGATGGTAAGCTACAGCAGCAGCATATGGCTATGCCTTGTGGCCAATACCAACTCCGCCCCCGCCATAGGGAACACCAACTGGCAGCTCATCGGCTCCCAGTCCGAGTTCCTCGGGGTCTGGGTGTCCGGGACCAGCACCTACCTGCCTGGCCAGGAGGTCTCGTACAGCGGCCTCGTCTACATCTGCCTTGTCGCTGTCTCGGGAACGACCCCCCCGCCCTCCGATGCGGCCCATTGGCAGCCCCTTGGAGGCCTGTCCTATGTGGGGGTCTGGGCATCTGGAAGCACCTACTCCGCAGGGCAGATAATCTCCTACTCAGGCAACACCTACCTCT